ATTCGTGGCGCAGAAGTAAGTGCCGTCAGTGAGATAGATGTGATGTGCATCCTTTTCTGAACGGTGTTTGTCGATTGTGGTAATCAGGCGTTCGTCGACTTCGTATTCACGTCCTCTGGAGGTAAAACGAACGACAGGAAAATGCTTAATTGCCATTACGCCTCCTTGGCGTATGCGAATACCTCCGCGAATGCGGATTGTTTTTACATTTTCTTATTTAACCTGTGGTTTTATTTGCTCTGTTATTCGCCAGTGAAAAAGCGTTCAATCTTTTTTACTGAATGAATAATTCGCATAATCCCAATGGCGCAGGCCACAGAAATAATCAGAACAAGCCATGAGATAAATATACTCATGCGATATTCCCCAGCTTATACGGTTCAATATGTTCCCCGCATTCTGCGGCACAGATCAGCTCGGAAAGTTCGTTAAGTGCATCCAGATCATCAGCGTAAAAAGCAACGTCATACAAACTCCGGATTGCCCTGGTCAATGAGTCACGGGCTGCACGTTCAGCATGAGCGCCTGATGCACTTAAGCGAAAATAAAATCGCTCAAGTGCTTTGTTAATGAGAGTTTTATATTCTTTGCCCATCGCAACGCCCTTTAATCTGCTTTCTGAATTTCAGCTTCTGAATCCATACAAATAATTTCGGTATAGGGTTCATCGCCATTAACCTGACGTGCCTTTTCAGCTTCGCTAATGATTTCTCGTACGGTCTGGTACGGAAGCTCCACAGTCAGGCTCGTACCGTTCAGATAAACGTAAGTAGCTGCGTTTTTTTCGGATGGAACAACTCCGTCAATGGCTGATGCGTTTTTACCCGCCGGAGTCACTCCATCAATAGCGGATGCACGTAATAACAGTTCACCGCGAAAATCAATAAAACGGATAAATACACCTTGTGCATGCTCTTTGGTCATAAAGCACCTGTTATAAATCAGCCTGTTTAATAAAACTTTGCCCGCGAAGCAGACGATCAACCGTGCGAAGTGCTTCGTATAATGTGAAATCCTGCCCGAAGTGATTGTCGCCGCAGCTCAATGCAAAAATGCGGTTTCCGGTAAACGGATTGCGTGGGCATTTGTGGACCACGATTCCAGCTTTCTCAATCAGCCAGGCATGCTCGCCGATTTGTTTTACAGCGTGGCCATCCGGTGTTGCGTGTGTTTCGCTCAGGCTGTAGCGGATGTTACTGCGTGATGCACTGGTAGCGAAACGGTTAGCGTGGCGTTCAGCACCATTACGAAAGCGTGAATTACGTTGCTGTTTCATATTCCGACTTGCCTCAATGTGTTGAAGATCTACAGTCCGATGTTTCTTGTAAGTTTAAAAATTACTTCGGCCATAACTTCACTAATTACTCCAGTATCCCGGTTGGCCAGTGCCACTTCCCATGCGGCTTTTGCTCGTGTAGGGTCTAGCCGACCTGATTTTTGTTGTGTAATGATGGAACGTAAATCGTCATATAGTTCTTTTATGGCTGTTTCTTTTGTCTGTGTGAGGTTATCCATGGCAACACCTTCAAATATTGATGTTTTTAATGAAACTGTTGGTAAAACTTTTGCGTTTCTTTATGAGTCATTTCCCCGAAAAGTAACCATTGATGTTTGTGCTTTAACCGGTGTTTCCGCTCCAACGTTTGAAGAGAAGGACCCGGCGGTCAGAAAGCAAAAACATGAAGCTCTTGTTCTTCGTTATTACTCCATTGAGTGGCTTATTGCTGCTGGTTATGTATCTGCTGATGCTGTTCCTTTTGAAAGTTTCGATAAGGCGGTACTTACGGCTAAAGGACTTGAATTATTGAAACTTGATCCAGAGTCACTTAAGCAATCGCTTGGAGATAAACTTGTCGATGCAACCAAGAGTGGGGCGATAGATGCAATAAAAAGCACCGCCTCATCTGCACTTACCACAGGTATCTCCTTTGCTTTTAAACACTTGTTTGGCTAATCGATTGATGCATCCTACATAACGTCCATTTTTGAAGTATCTACGGCGAAACCTCATGTGATGGGGTTCGCTGTTTTGCTGTTGCTTATTCATTTTTTGTGCCTCTACCCGATAAGCCAAATAACAAACGCTATGAGCACCGCGCCAATAGTGGTCGGGAAAAGACCTCTGGTATAGGCGGCGAGGTAATGAACGTTGAGAACAATAAAGCGCTCTTTTTGTCCTGTTAGCTTGTTAAGCAGATAAATCGCTATTACACCCACTTCCAGGAATACAAGGTTCAGAATGGCGCTGATGATATTGCTGGTCATTTTTGTGTGTTTAGTTGCCTTCGCTGCTTTTGAGTCGCTCCAGCTTTGAACTTCTGCCTGTATAAACTCGCTTACCGTTAATGGTCTGGCAGTCTTCTTTATTAGCTGGAAAGAACTTTCTTTTCTGGCGGTCATACGTCCAGTAACTTTTCCAGTTGTGCCATTCTGGTGGCTCAAGTTCCGGTAGCTCGTCAGCCAGTGCGTCCCACTCTTTGGCGTTAAACCACCATACTCCGTCTGAGTTTTCATCTTCCGGGTTTGTGCGCGTCTTGTGTCCCGGCATTTGACCGCGATGAATGGCTACGCGCAGTGCAGATTTTGTTAGCCCAATATATGCCGCGCCTTTTTCCAGAGAGCAAAGCCCGGCGATCGGACCATCCAGCCGTAAAGTCGCTCCTTTTTTGTAGGAACGCTTTTTCTTGTTTTCTTCGTGTTCGTCGTCGTTGGCGGCATCAATGGATCCGCTGAGTGCGTCACTTTCCTGAAGTGGTTGGTGGTCAGATAACTCTTTATCGGCAATGAAGTCCCGCATTTGTTATCCTCTTGCGTTGGTGCGCTTGTCGCGCCTTGTGATGGTTTGTTTTGGTTTGTAAAGATAATCAAACGGTTATCTTTGTGCGAGAGGTTAATACTCAAATGGTTATCTTGTCAATAGACTATGCAAAAAAGTTACGTCAGATACGTAAGGCGGAAGGGTTAACACAAAAGCAGTTTGCGGATATTACTGGGTTGTCTTTGGCAACCATAAGGAATTACGAATCGGGGCAAAAGAACGCTAGAGCAAAAATCGTTGAGGCGGTTCTGCAAGTCGATCGCTTTGAAAAATACATGCTGTGGCTAATAAAAGATAAGACGCTACCTGTCGCCGGGCAGATTGCTCCGGCTCTCTCTCTTGATGGATCTATTCAGTCGGAGGGCGATCAGGTTTCAATCGGTATTACCCAAAAATCACCCCGATCAGGCCGCAATGTTGGCTGACTCTACACATTGAGCGAATTACATATCGCAAGGAGTGTTTAGTTAATTTATCCGTTGGAGGGGCTAATCATGTCGATTAAGCAACTCAAAGACGGACGTTATCAGGTCGATGTCAGACCGCAGGGGGCGGAAGGAAAGCGGATTCGAAAAATCTTTGCCCTGAAATCAAAGGCTCAGGAGTTTGAGAAGTATGTGTTACAGAACTTTCATGACAAGCCATGGCAGGCTAAGCCAGCTGATCAGCGGCGATTATCAGAGCTGCTTGATGCGTGGTGGATGCTTGATGGGCGTAATCAGGCTTACGGGGATAGCTACAGGGTTAGGCTAGGGAAGGTTGTTCGTGAAATGGGAGATCCTCGCGCCAGTCAGATGACGCGAAAATTTATGCTTGAATATCGGTCAGAGAAATTACAGGCCGGATTAATGCCGTCCAGTATTAATCGTGACTTATGCGTACTGTCTACCATGTTCACGGTGCTGATTGAAGCTGAGGTCTTTCACAACGCGAACCCTGTACGCGGTATACGAAAACTGAAAGTTCAGAACACAGAGATGGCCTTTCTTTCTGATGATGAGATTGAACGGCTTCTTGAGCGACTGGAGGGTGATGCGCGTCGTGTTGCCATTCTGTGTCTTTCTACTGGTGCCCGATGGAGTGAAGCATCGGAACTACGTGGAGAGCATATCGTTGGCAACCGGGTGACGTTCTTTAACACCAAAAACGGAAAATCCCGTTCGGTTCCTGTGGCGGATTCGGTCGTGCCTCTGATTAAAACCCGTCGAACGGGGTTATTGTATCAGGTTGATTATCTGAAGTTCCGGGAGATTCTTCAGGAGGTGAAACCGGATTTGCCGAAGGGGCAGGCTACGCATGTCATGCGTCATACGTTTGCCACACACTTTATGATGAATGGCGGAAATATTGTTACGTTGCAACGAATCCTGGGGCACGCAACGATTCAGCAAACAATGACGTACGCTCATTTTTCGCCGGACTTTTTACAGGACGCGATCAACTTTAATCCGCTGGCTGAAAGTGTCCATAAACTGTCCATCGATTAG